TAAATTACCTAAAACTCTTAGATATTATGTAAGTAATCAAGGGGGTATTTTAGTTAAAGTAATGCCACCTTTAGATAAGAAAATTAAAGAAGCTGAACTTACAAATACTATAGTAAAAGATAGAGAAATTAGTATTCAAAAGAATTATAAGATTATAATTTTTAATAAATTTATTAAGAAAGAGATAATAGATTATAATATAAATTATGATTTTTATATTTCTAAATGTCAAAAAATTATTAAATCTATAATGGTAGAAACCTATCTTAATATCAAACCTAATGTTAAACTTGATGGTAAAGATTTTAAACTTAAAAGTATTGTAGAATAAATAAATTTATGGAAGAAAACATTGAAAATTCATTTAATAAGATTCTTGAAGATTCTATGCTTAGAGAATATAGAGAATATAACAAAAGAATTATTAAAACAATAGAAAAAATTGATAATATACTTAAAGAAACTGAAACTAATAAAAATTTTATTCCTAAAAGAGGTCAAACTATTTATTATAAATGGAAAGGACAATCTCATGTTATTAAAAAAAGAATTAAGAATGTTATTTCCTCTGATATTAGTAATATATTAGAATTAGATGATTTTATATATACAGAATACCCTGATAGATATCTTCAAGAAGATATTGAAATTATTAAAATTTGTTAATATGAAAACATTAAAAGAAATAAAAAAAATAAAATCTTATAAAAATTTAGAGAATCTTAATATAGGAAAAATTATCTGTGATGTTGGTTACAATGGTGGAAATCTTGGATTTCAAAGAGAAGATATTTCAAAGTATTTTGAAATAGATATTGATGATTTACCTGAAAAGTTTGGTGCTTATTGTAATTATTTAGGCGGTGGATTAAGAGGGTCAATTTGTGCAAGTACTTTCTCTGATAGAATAAAAGGAAGAAAGGTAGAACTTCTTATTGAATTTGGAAAAGCGTGTATTAGAGTCTATAAAACTATTGAAAATGAGACAGGATTAAATAAAGATTATAATAAGGAAATTAATTGGGAAGCATTAGGAACAGAGAAATGTAGAGCTATAGATACCATTTCTGCTTACTAAATTAATTAAACTTAATTTATATGAAACAATTTATTTTTTTTATTCTATTTATAAGATTCTTAGGTATTCTAAATGCTCAAATTCTTCAATTTGAACCTAAATTTCTTTATGTAGATTCTAATTATGAAATAGATATTAAAACTATAATTAGTGGAAATAAAGATACTCTTTTTATTCCTGAAAATGTTTTTGGATTTCTTATAAAGGAAATTTGGGATAATGATAGTTTAATTAAAGTTCCTGTAATTATTTTCATAAATAAATCAACTAAAAATAATTAATTATGTTACTTAAAAAAGCAAAGTATAAAAAAGTTAAATCATGGAAAAATAAATGTATATCTAATGATGTATATGGTTGTGATGAATGTAAATCTACTATAAAGGAATTTCCAAAGGAATATAATAAATTAGAAATGACAGTATTTTATAATGAAAAAGAAACAGAAAGATTACAATTTTGTTCTTGGAGTTGTGTTTTGAAATACATACCAAAACTAAATAGTGATAATTTTGTTACCTTACCTTATATTTATTTTAATGGAAAAAGAGGGATAAAAGAATTAATTAAATCATTAAAAAATAAATAGTTATGAAAATAATTAGTATATTTTTTATTATTTGTGCAATTTTTCTGTTATTTTGGTTAATACTAATGATTTATATAATAGGAAATGAATATAAAGAGAATTGTAAAATAAATAGTAGTGATGTTTATCAAGTAAACATTAATTGGCAAATTAGAAGGACTTTAATAAAAGCAAATACATCAAAGACATTACCTTACAGATTTATAGGGACATATAAGGAATGTATTAATTTTATATTACAATATAAAAATAAGTCATAATGAATAAAATATATATTTAGTGTTACTATATAATTAAGTCAGCAATTTATGAGAATAGAAAGGACAATTTACCCACCAGAGCAATTAACCCTAAATGAATGGCAAAGATATATCTATAAAGATAAAATATGTCATAAATGTAATAAACTTGGAGCTTATATTCATCATGATGCTTTTAATATAATTTGGACTCATAATGGAAATTGTTTAAATGAATATAATTGGGGGGAAAGAAAATCAGAAGAATTATAATGAAAAATTTTCAAATACAAAATAAGAAAAAAGAAATTATTAATTTTGTGAGAAAGATAGAGGAAGCTTTAAAGTTAGAAATGAGATATATTGCAATTATAAGGGATTGGAGAGGTTGTTATTATGAATTTCGTAAAAACAGACCTTTTACAAATAAGTGGTTTATTTTAGAATCTTCCAAAAAATTAGCTAATGAGGTTCTATTAATTACAAATTCTTATAAATAGTAAATTTAATAAAAATGAATATACCAAAATCAATATTGAAGATAGATGGTTCTTACATATTGGAAATTTTTCAATATGGTTAAAAGAAGATGGTGGGTTATATATTAGAGTAGTTGATCAGAACAATTTATATGTTAAACCTGTAGTCAGTAATTCTATAATAATCTATACTCATAAATAAGTAAAAATATGAAAAAAATAGGTTCATTTTTAGCATTTATAACATGGTTAGCTCTAATAGGAGTTTTGTTTTATTTTTTCTTTGGTTTTATGGTTGTCATTTCTTTACTTATGATAATAGTATGGTTCACTAATGATTTTAATAATTCAAACAAACTTAAATAAAATTATATGAATATTTATCCTACATTAGAACAAGAGGAAGAAGATATTAAATTAATCTATAAAAACTGTCTTGGTTACGAAGATAATCAGGGCATTATGGATGAGATAATAAGAGATGAAAGAGAATTAAATAGAATAGAATTAGAGGCTTATGAACAAGATATGTTAAAAGAGCAAAATGAAAGAAAGATTAATAAAAAAATCAAAAAAACAATTAATAAGAATGATAGAAAGATATAAATATTTGTTACTTATTCAACATTCTTGGAGTTCTCCAAAAGAGTATAAGTTCATAAAATCAATCAATAAAAATATTATCATTAAAACTTGACTTTGTTAATAAAAGAATGTATATTTGATATAGGAAACATGATTAATTTGAATATAGAATTTATTGAAATAAATATTAATAAATTAATTGAAAATAAAATATCTCCTTCAGAATACTGTATTCTCAGTCTATTATATCATAGACAATATAGTAAATTGAAGGAGATTTTTGTCTCTAAAATTATTAATTTTGATTTATTATTAGTTTTAGAGGCAAATCATTTTGTTAAATTAATAGAACCTTTTGAGTTTATATGGTCGGAAATAATTTGAGATTAATTCTGATTACTTAAAATTCTTGGATTTATGGAATCGTTACCCTATAAAAGTAAATTCAGAAAAAGGAATAAGAACATTAAGACCTGCTAATCCCGAAAGTAATGAAGGTAAAGAATGTTATGAAAAGTGGAAAAGAATTATTGGGAGTCATCCTGAAAGAGCAGATAAAATGATTAAAGCATTAGAAAGACAGTTAATAGAAGAACGAGGTAATTTAGCTTATTTTAGACAGTTTATTGTATGGTTGAATAAAAGAGTATATGAAAGATATATTTCTGATACTGAAATTAAAATTAATGAAACAAAAGCGATATAAAATATGATAAATAATGACATTTAAGGAAAGAATTGATAGAGGTTTAGAAGGAGAATATAAAGGATTAGATAATGGACTTAATAGAACAAATGATTATTTGTTTGGAATTCAAAAAAGTTGTTATTATCTTATTGGTGGTTTATCAGGAGCAGGAAAATCAACTCTAACTGACTTCTTTTTATTAAATGCAATTAGATCAGCAAAATCAGAAAATATTCCTTTAAATATATTTTATTATTCTTTTGAAATTGATGAATTTACAAAGAGAGCTAATTGGTTATCTAATGTTATAGATAATAAGTATAATATTATTATATCTCCAGAAAAAATAAAAGGTTTAGGTAGACTTAGATTATCTGATAACGAATTAGAAATTGTCAATAAAGAACTTTCTGGATTAGATGATATATTTTCTAATATTTACTGGATATGGGAATCAACTAATCCTACTGGTATTTATAACGAGATTTGGAGATTTTTAGAGAAAAAAGGAAGCTTTGTTAAGGAAAAGTATATTATAGAAAATGGTGAAGAAAGACAAAGAATTGTAAAATATATTCCTAATAATTATAAAGAACAAACAATTATTGTTATTGATCATATTTGTCTTTGTAGAAGGGAAGGTAGACATGGAGTAAAATTTAATCTAAAAGAAAATATTGATAAATTATCAGAGTATTTTGTATCTCTAAGAAACCTTTTTGGTGTAACTGTATTCGCTGTTTCTCAATTTAATCAACAACTTAATTCAGTAGAAAGACAAAAATTTAAAGGTATAGATTTATCTCCTTCAATGAATGATTTTAAAGATTCTACAAATCCATATCAGGATTGTGATGTTGCATTAGGATTATTAAATGCTTTTAAAATGGATATAGAAACATCATTAGGTTATAATATTAATAAAAATGGAGCAAGATATAATCTTGGTGAAAGATATAGAATGCTTAAAATAATAAAAAATCGTTTATCAGGAGATAATATTGCTGTTGGATTATTGTTCTTTCCAGAATCTGGAACATTTAAAGAACTACCAAAATCAATAGAAATAAAAGAAGAAGATATTAAATATTTTAATAGTTTAAAATGAGGAAAGTTAAAAGATTAAAATCTATACGCTACAATCTAGGTAAACCTAGATGGTCTTTATTACATTATCCAAGTATAGAACCTTTAGTTAGAGTAATGGAATATGGTGAAAGAAAATATACCAGAAATAATTGGAAAATTGGATTAGATAAGTTAGAAATATTAGATAGTTTATCTCGGCATTTATTTGCTTTAATAAACGGTGAAGAAAGAGATAAAGAAACAAAAGAACTACATGCAGGTCATATAATGGCTAATGCAATGTTCTATATATACCATGTTAACGAAGAAATTAAAAAAAATAAGTAAATCAAATAAATCAATTAAATCAAGTTTGAGATTATTTTTAACTGCTTTTCTTCAAGTAGGATTAGTAGCTATTAATGTTTTTCAAATTGCAAATCAACATTATGTAGGAGCAGTTATAGTAGGATTCGGAATTAGTTTTTTATGGACTTTTAATGTAAAAAGAATTGCATTTAGCAATCTTAATAATAGGATATTATATTCTTTAGGAGCTGCTTTAGGCACTCTTACAGGAATAATAATATCAAAATTTCTACTATCGTAGATTACTATCGTAGATTAATTCAATAAAAATAATGAGTAATGTAGTAATGATTATAGGAGACTCTGGAACAGGTAAATCCAGAAGTATTCTTAATTTAAATTCAAAAGAAACATTTATTATTAATGTTTTGAATAAACCTTTACCTTTTAGAGGAAGTATTAATAAATATTCTAAACAAAACAAGAATATTTGCACAATAGCTTCTTATAAAGAAATTTTACCCCTTTTAAAAAATATTAATGATAATGCTCTTCATATTAAGAATTTAATTATAGATGATGCTGAGTTTATTATGACTACTGAGTTATTTGAGAAAGTTAATGATAAAGGGTATGAAAAATTCACAACCATTGGGCTTCACATGCAACAAATTTTATCATATTCTAAAGATATGAGAGATGATTTAAAGCTTGCTTTTTTATTTCATGAAGATGATGTTTATAGTGATAAAATAAAAATTAGCAAGAAAGTTAAAACTATTGGTATGATGCTTGAAGACAAATATAATCCAGTTTCTGTTGTTTCTATAGCTTTATTTACCTCAGTAGTATTTGATGATAAGACAGGAAAGCCAATATATAGATTTGTTACTAATAGAACATTAGTTGATGGAATAACTATTCCTTCTAAATCACCTGAAGGAATGTTTGATGAGCTATATATTCCTAACGATTTAGAATATGTTTTTAGAAAAATACAAACATATTATTCATCAGAAGTTCCAAATGAAGTTTTAGATAATACTAATAAAAATCATATTGTCAAAACCCAAGAAAAAAAACCATTTGCAGTTTAATCTAACTTTTAATTTAATAATTTAATTATGATTGATTTTAAAGATGTAAAAGATCCAGAATTTGTTGATTACAAACAACATTTAGAACCTGGAATACATGAAGTTAAAATTACTTCTATTGTATTTCCTGATGTTGAGGAAAGTAAATCTCCTTATTTAAAGTTCACTTGGGAGAATAAAGAAGGTTCTGTTGCTGAACATAACTTTTATGTTTCTAATAGAGCTAGAGAGTTTTCTATGGCTCATATTAAGCATATTGCTTTGGCTGTAGCTACTAAAGAGATTGTTAACAATATTTCTGCTAAAACCTTTAATGAGTTTGCAGTAAAAATATTTAACATTGTAGGTAATAAAACATACCGTCAGAAATTTAATGGTGAAGAATTTCAAGGTAAAGATGATAAAATACGGATGAAATCTACAATAGGATTTTTAAGTAAAACTAATCCTTTAGCAGAATCCTTAACTACTTTAAAAGAAGATTCTAAACTAAAATTTAATAGTAATAATCCTTTTGATATTAAAAGATTAAGTTCCGTTATTAGTTCTGTTATTGAGAATGGTCATTTTGATAAATCTGATAGTTCACTTCCATTTTAATAAATTAATTTAACAATAGGTATCTTTTACTAAGGTGCAGGAAAAAAGACTAAGTTTATTCCTGAGGGTTCATTGAGTCTATAAACAAAGCCTATTGTTTTTTATTATGATTATAAAAGAAAGTAAAACTGAAATTATAACTTCAGATAATTTTGAAAAAAGAGAGATAACGATTAGTCCAAATGCTACTAAAAAGCTTATAGAAATGATTACTTCTGGTATTTATTCTAATCCTATAGGTTCTATAATAAGAGAGTTATCTTCTAATTGTTATGATGCTCATATTGCTGCTAATCAAAGTAGAAATTTTGAGGTTGAAATTATTGATAAAAATATTATTATTGGTTCTTTTGAAGATAAAATTATATTCAGAGATTTTGGAAATGGTTTAAATAAAGAGAGAATTAATGATATTTATTGTCAACTACTTGAAACTGATAAAGAAGATTCTAATGAGTATATAGGTGCTTATGGGATAGGAAGTAAATCTCCTTTTGCTTATTGTGAGGAATTTAATATAATTACTTATATTGATAGTATAAAAACTACTTATCAGGTTCAAAAAACATCTGATGATTCTATTGAACTTTTTACATTAAATTCTGAAAAATCTGATGAGGAAAATAAGACAGAAGTTATTGTGCCTATTAAAGAAGATGATATTTCTGATTTTAAATCAGAAATTCAGCATCAGTTAGGCTATTTTAATAATTTAACAGTTATAGGAGCTGATTTTAAACCTATTTATCCTATTTATATTTCAGATAATGTTTTTATACGGTCTTTCTATAATTCATCTCTTAAATGTTTAATAGGAAGTATTGTTTATCCTTTAGATGAAAAAGTTCTAAAAGAAATAGAAGATACAATAAACTATAGAGGTAAAGGGCAAATTGTATTAAAATTCAAAATTGGAGAAATTAAACTTTCATTAAATCGTGAATCTATAAGATATACTAAGGAGACAATTAAAACAATTATAAATAAATTTACTCTTGCAAAAAAGGATATTACTCAGTTTCTTAATAATCAATTTTTCAAACAAGATTCTATTATTAAATATATTTTTGGACTTACCTCTTCTGATATGTCTTATTTGTTTGAATTTATTAATAAACCTTTTAACTATAAATATAAAGAAATTTCTAAAGATATTTTTAAATTATCATTATCTTATTTTAAATTTAATTTTATTAAAGGTTATAATGATATGCTTGGTTCATATCATAGTGAATTTAATTTGAATGAGTATACTAAAGCTTTTCTTTTAGATCCTAAATCATTTCCTTTTTATTTATTAGAACAAGGTTCTTCTTTTAATAAGAAAAAGAATAATTATTTAAGGGAATACTATAAAGCTCTAAACTTATCTTCAAATTGTCTTTTATATATAATTCAATATGATAAAGAGTCTTATTTTAATAATCATATACTTGAAGATTTTGTAAAATTTGGATTTTCTACTAAGGAAAAATTTGCTAATGAAATAAATCGTATTGCAGATTATATTTATTCCTGTTTAAAAAAAGAGTGTATATCTTATAATAAGATTGTTATTCCTGATGACTTTGTTTTTAATACAGGTAAAATACAATATATAAGAAAAAAAATAAATCCTGTTGATATTTTTGTTAGAAAATGTGTCAGAACAGCAAGATATGATGAAAGATACGATTTTGTAAATACATCATTAAAAGATATTTTTTCTGAAGAAGTAGATAAGTTAATATGGGGGTATTTAGAAGATGAGAGTAAGTTAAGACAAATTACATACATTATTGAAAATGGTCCTGAATCAGAAAAAGACAAAACCGCTGTTATTAAGATAAGTAAAGGAACTAAAAATAATATTCTTAATCTTAAGAATATTATAAATGTAAATGTAAATGACTTATTTAAGAATAAGGATGAACTTATTATTAAATTTAATACTGCTTTTAAAATAAATTTAATAATTAAAGACTATGAATATTTAGAGTGTTTTAGTGTTTTTAATAATAAAATTTATAATAATTATACTTATTTACTTGATTATTCAAAAACCTATTATAGTGAAATAATACGCTTTGGTAAAAGTAATTGTTCTGAAAGAGTTGATTTATTTAGATGGTTAGAAACTGATAATGTATATGATGTTAAAGTTATTGAAATATTAGATTCTTTAATTAATTATTGTAAAGATATTGGAATTTTTAAATATTTTACTGAAATTCATAATAAATTTCAGGATTTAAATCAAGAAGAGATTGATTTAGTTACTGATATACTAAAAATTAAAGATAAAGAAATAACTTTTTCAGATAAAGTTTATTCTATAGATAATCAATTAATTATTAAAGGAAAATCTTTAATAAAAAAAGAGTTCTTTAAACTTATAAATAAAGATATGAATAAAGATTTAAATAAGAAAGGACAGTTATATTCTACAGTTGGAAAAAAAATACTCTCTGTTCCTTTTTATAAATGGAAAGGAAAGAGTTATGTAACCATATTAGAAGAAATTAATGAACTTAATGAACCTTCTAATATTAAAATAAATTAAATAAATTAAATTATGATAAATTACATTTTAAGTGGAGACAGATTAACAGTTATTCTTCCTAATAGAATGCCAATATCTGTTCCAAGAGAGCAGAAAGAAAGAATTAAAAAAATTTTAGATTTAATTAATAATAATGACTTAAATTTATTAGAAAATGAATTATTTCCTGCTAAAAAGATTCCTAGTATTTCAAATAATCAAATAATATTTGATGGAACTCATGTTAAATGGATAGGTTCTGATATTCCAATGCCAAAAGTTCTTGCAGAAAGAATACTGGATTTTGATTCTAATGGTTATCCTATTAAATCACTGATAAATTTTTGGATAAACCTTCTTCAAAATCCAAGTAAAACAACACAAGAAGAACTTTATGGATTTATAGAACACGGTAGTATGGCTATTACAGATGATGGTCATATAATAGCCTATAAAAAGGTTACTTCTAAGAATGGAAACCCTGTTCCAAAAGAATTATTTGGTTGGTATATTGATTCAAATAATTTGGTAAGATATGCTAATGGTCAAATTGCTGATCAAGAAGATAGAAGAAGATTTCTTGATTATGTTAATGAGGCTAAAATGTTATTATTTGATAGTTGGACTGGCACTTTTGACAATTCTATTGGAGCTAAACCTCATATAAACAGAGAAGATGTTGATCCTAATAGAAATAGAACTTGTTCAATAGGATTGCATGTAG